AAACTAACACAGAGCGAAAACATCGAAGAACAATCCGTAACCTGAAAACCAAAATAAGGCGCTGTGGTCAAGCTGTCACAATTATAAAATGCCTGCTCAAGGCTAGTCACGGAAGAAGGTACATCAGGAGCCTTAATGATGTAATCATCGCCACTGTGTGAGTAAGAAGTAATAGTTGTAGGAAGTGTAGTAGAAGAATAATCAACATACACTGAAGGTCCGATAATATCCAGGCTTGCAGCAGTTGGTGAAGAGGCTGAGTCACTTAAGTAATATTCAACAACATAAGTTGAGAATTGACGGAGCCTTGAATTCCATTCTGTCCCCTGGACATCAGTGATATTGAACTGAGCCGGAGAAGCTGCTGTTGCAGAAGATAAACCAAGCAAGTCTGAATTTATTGTGTTATAAATAAGCAAAGCTTCAAGGTCTGCATCAGCAACAGTAATTACGCTATCAGACACAGAATAAGACGGGACCTCATAATCAATGTAGAATTTCTGTAAACTCTGATAAGTTGTATTGCCCCACATAGTACTGGCATTAGTGTAGAAGAATTCTGCAAGTGATATAGCATTTTCTTCTGAAGAACAGTGAAATTCAATCTCACCGCAATCATAAAACATTAAAGATATCTTCAAGTTATCAAAATCAAGAGCATCAATAGAATGAACTGTTGTCAAGCTGGTACAGTGCTGGAACATACGATAGGCATTAGTTACAGCAGTTAGTCCGGACACATCAACTGTTGTCAAGCTGGTACAGTAATAGAACATATGATAGGCATTAGTTACAGCAGTTAGTCCGGACACATCAACTGTTGTCAAGCTGGTACAAGCATTAAACATATAATAGGCATTAGTTAAAGCCGTTAGTCCGGATACATCAACTGTTATCAAACTGGTACAGTGAGAGAACATAAAAGAGGCATCTGTCAATTCAGACGGAAAAGTGGTCTCCGAAATATCAACATACTTCGTGCTGTTATTCTGAAGAACATACTGAAGAGTCCCCTCTGCAGCTGTCGCACCACCAGCACAATTACCCGTTGTTAATCCGGTAATTTTTATCTCATACGGAGTATCAGCTGTATTTTCAGCCAATCCCTGTAAGTATCCATCTAATTCACTAAAAGCTACTTCTACTGCTGCCATTTTACTACTCCCACTTAAATATAGTTGATGAACAACCCCAAGTGCCACTGTTTGCGACAATTGCGTTCCAGTCGTTCACATCAGTCTTAACAGTTCCGTCTGAAGTTGAAACAAGGTCATTATTGATAACGAGCTTATTCGCCTTAGTCAGGAACACCAGGTCTTTTCCGCTTGAAGTATAATCTTCATCGGCCCAGTCTTTTGTGATAGTGCCCTCAAAGATGCCTGTATCATCATTCAAAACAGTCGAGGCAGATGTATTTATTGAGCCGTCAAAGGTAAGGGCTGCATCCGTAGTCTCGTTGTCGCTCTCTCCGGTAGTATCAGTGTCAAGGTGGAAAACTTCTACAGTTAAACTGTCATTTGGGACGAAAGTTGCAAGAGTTGGCAGTGAGTCGCTGTCAGTAGCATTAGTTAGGAACAGATTGCCTTTAGAGTCCACAACACACCGGCCTTCAATTTCCCAGTCTCCGTTGTTTTTGCTCTGGATGTTAATTCCGTAAGGCGTTAGCTCCATTCTTCTGTCAGAATTATTCGTGTCATAAATATAAGTACCAAGCGTGCTAGAACCGCCGGAAGAGGAGCTCTCTCCGGTAAGCTCAATGTTACCAGCCTTAAGGGTGACCTTATAGCCGGTTATAGTTCCGCTGCCATTTACAATCGGCAAAACTTCAAAGTACTGGTCCTCACCACCTACACGGAACGCGCCCTGATAGTCTTTAGCCTGGCTTGCGTTCTGCTTTGTCGATAAGTTCCAGTAGTTCAAATCTGAACCGGTCAGGGAACCATCGGAGATTTCTCCAAGGTTTGCTGTGATTGCGGAAAGTTCCTCAATGTAAAGCTCCTTATAATCAGCCTGAGCCATAACAATGTCGCGCAGAGCCGAACAAAGAGCCGACACATAAACTTCATCAGAAGAAGCTGAAAGCCAGTCAGAGCTTCCGGCTTCGTTGTAAGCCTGAATGTCATATATATAAGGAGTGTCAACAGCCCCGGAAGAGGTGCCTTGTCCGTACAGAGGGCAAGTCTGAATATAAGTATGTCCTAACTGCTGCAGATAAGATGCGGATGTGTCCTTGTAGTTATCAACATTGGTTGCAGAAGATGTCGGATAAGGGTTGGAAGATGTTGCCGGGCAGTACCACTGGCTATCAGCTGCAATTGTGCTGCCGTTGTACTCAAAAGAATTTCTCTTAATCCTTATTCTGTAGCCGACATTGCCGTAAACCGTCTTACTGTCAGACCTAGCCGGCTGTTCCATCTTAAGCACAATTCTACGGTCCGTAATATCCGGTGTAACAACCGGCGCCTGTAATTCCCAGGTACCATAGCCGGAAGTATCAACCGCAACTGCTGAGGAATACTCGGAAGTTACTCCTGCAGTATTAACAACCGCAGCTTCAAGAGTCCATTCTGCAAGAGTGTCTGCTTCAGGATAGCCTTCAGTTGAGCGCTTGAAGTCATAGCGGTAAGTTGTACCGTCTGCAACGATTGTCTGAGTAGAAAGTCCGTTGTATAACCGCCAGCTAGTCCGGGCTACAACATTATTTAAGCCTGTTCCGCCAGCTTCACAGGTAAACAAGATATAATCCTGATAAGCAACCGCCGTTACATTAGCCGGCGCATCCGGAGTAGCTGTCGGCAGAGCACCGCCTGTCGCCTCCTGAATGGCTGCAACCTTTGCATCCTGAAGGTCAACCTCTGACACTTTTCTGTCAGGTGCAGTCTCTGAACTGCTTCTGCGTGAAAGATTTGATACATACGACGGAATAATTCCGTATTCGTACATCTCAGAGTTGTAGTCACGCAAAGTCAGGTCCCAGCCCTGCTCACTTCCCGGCGCAATATCGACAATTTTCATTGTGTTTGTAACAGAAAGGAAAGTTCCGTCACTTTCAAGATATCCGAAAGAAAGCGTGTTGCCCGCCTGTGGCATTATGTCCTGGGCGGCAATCGCCTCTGATAGCGTGAGTGTTCTTGTAAAGCCTGAACCGGTGACTTCTGCATAAATCAGGCTTCTGCCAGAGTCTGACTGCGCCTGAATGATTACACCGTAGCGGCTCTCTCCGTCAAAATTTACACCGTCAGCAATTTCAATTTCAGTTATTGAAGTTCCGGAATATGTAACATCCTGAAGAACAGAAGATGCAATCCCCTGCTTAAGCTGCTTCATCTGCAGAAGCACTGTTGAGTAAAGCGGATAGCAGTCACCTTCCATTCCGACACTTACCTTAATTGTGCGCGGCTGAAGCTCCTGCATACGAAGCTCACGCTGAGCCACCTTGTATGCGTGATCGTGAGTTGTGACAGTTTCAAGGGCAAGCTCTGAAAGGATGTCTACACCGTCAGTGTAAGAAGTCCGCCCATCGAGCATAAAATAGTCGGTTCGTGTCTCCCAGCTTTCCCGGTCAATGTATGTAACTTTCAAGCCTGTAGGCTTTCTTTCAAGCGATTTTGACACATTGATTGACTTTATGCACTGAGAGTTCAAAAGCGCAACCGGTGAAGCTTCAGCCTGATCAATTACAATCTCATACAAGCCTGAAGAGTTGATAATCAAGCCAGCCCCGCAAGTTGACAAGATGCGCTCTATGATGTCCTTTTTCTTTTCGCTCTTTGTAAGAACATCATCACAATAAAATTCTTTTTCATCGCAGTATTCATACAAAGCTCCGAAAGAGTCCAGATCAAGCTCACTGTCAGAAAACTGTGAGTGATAATGAGCCGAGCTTGTAAGAAGTTCAAGCACCCATGCGGCCGGATTTCTTGTTACGCTCTTAACAGTGCTCCATTCCTGGCTGTCTGCATCCCAGGTTCTTGCGCAAGCTCCGCAGATTACATTTATCTCATCAATAACATTCTGCGAGCTTTCATCAGCCTTAAGCCTTATTCCAATCTTCTGGACTTTGCTTCTAAACGGCTCTTCAAGAGGAGAGCAAGGCACAAGAACGCCTGCCTCTTCTGACTTTGCAGGGTCGAAGCAGAAGGTGTTGACATAAGTTAAGATACAAGTCTCGTTTGCGTTGCTGTCCTCAAGCTTTGCATTTAATCGTTTTACTTTTATAACAATGTCTTTACCAAAGCTCTCTGAATAGCTGAATACCTTTGAAGCTGTGAAGCGGATTGTAGATTTAGAATTCCTCTTTACTTTTGAAGCGCTCGGAGCGGAAATTGTCACTCGCTTAAAAACCGCCCAGTCAGTTGAAGGTGTTGAAGCAGTGCCTGTAAGATCCTGATTAAGGCTCTTTCCGGCTCTTCTTTCAATCATAATTTGGTCACTTACTGATGAATAAAGATAGTGTCCGGCATCCTCAGTCCTGACAATATCACCGCTTGCTACATAGGCAAGGATTTCTGCATTAGAAAGCAAAGTCCAGCCGTAAGAAGGCAGGGTGTCATTGTCGCAGTCAAGATAGAACTGGTTCCAGGTTGGAGAAGCTTCGTCAGCATTATTAGACCACCAGAAGCCCAGCTGCACTTCCCTCTCTTTCCAGGTCTGAAGGTCTGTGTCATACTCCCTCAATCCGTCAAACTGGATGCACACTTCGACCTTCTGTGCATTAGGAGCGAGCTGGACAAGTGTCTCCGGGATGTCGGCCGTTGCGGTTCCGTAATCGTGCGCTACTTCTGAATTAAGGTACTCGCTCACTACCTTCTGACTTAAGCCCGGAAGAGTAAGCTCGCCTTTTCCTGATATTTCAACCTTCGATGGTGTCTGTTCGAGCGTTACAAGATAATATCCGCTAGATATAGTGTAAGAACCGCTTCCGCCCTGATCTTCTGCAATAGCGATTAAAAGCTCTGCTTCTGACTGAGTGGTCACGGCAATTGTTGTCTCTTCATCTTCTGAATAAATCGAAGAACTTAGAGAATAAACTCCATTCTGTGAGTCAGTGTTGTCTGCAGAATAAGAGGAAGAGAGGTCTAAAACATCAGTGCTGCCGATTGCAACAGATTTAATTTTTAAATCATTGTAGCCTGTGCAGAGGATTGCGTTCCAGTACTGCTGCTTTCCGTCCTCGCCCTCAATCGAGTAATAACCGCTATTCAAAAGATAAGGTGTGTGGAACATTTCTCCCATCACATAAGGGATGGTATTTCCAAGAGCTGTTGCGTTTTTAGCTCCGCGCAAGAATGGAGCGGTATCAATTGTGGCGGCTAATTCGTCGGCAGCTTTCTGCTGCTTCTCCATTTCTTCCTGCGCTTTGCGGTTTCTGGCATTTGCTGAAGCTGTAGCAATAAGAGAGACACCAAGCGTTAATACGCCGAGCGTGTAGTCAACCCAAGTTAAGCCTGTAAAATCAAGCTTTCCGCCTTTAGGCAGCTTCCTTATAAATATAACATCTTCTTCAGTGACTTCATAATCGGGAAGAACTCTTGCCCCCTCTTTTACAAGGAGACAGGAGGTCAGATCAGTTTCCGGAAGCAAAGAACGGAGCGGACCGTTAGCTCTAAAAGAATAACGCTCTGCAGACAAACTTGAATAGACATTGATTAAACCCATGTATATATCCCTCTTATTTTAACCGTACCGATTTTTGAAATTCTCACTCCCTGATTGCGTGTCGCGTGAATGAAGTAACGCTTATCAAGGCACACTCCAATATGGAGCTCTTGTAATATAGTCATTTCAAGAATTACACCCTCTGAAGCTTTATCTGTCGGAATGAGCGGAAGGGTTGGAAGATACTGACAAGAGAGCTCTACAGAATGATCATCATAGGCAAGGTCCGGGAGTACTTTCCCCATCCGGCGGCACACTTCGATTGCAAGTCCGTAGCAGTCAAAGCCCTCTTCCTTACTTCGTCCGCCGTCCTTATAGGGCGCCCCGATTAAGTCTGATACATCTATCACGCGCCGGCCCTGTTGTTGTCCGTGTCGAACTTGTACGGAATGAACTGTATCTCAAGTCTGTCATCCCCGGAAAGCGTGAATTCAATTTTCTGGTTTTCGTCATAAGTTACGGAGCCGTGCATGTGCTTATAGATATGAATTGGAGCAATGTCCGTCGGTGATTTTAATACACCGATAACTTCAAGCGAGTAGTCCTCGCCGGCATCTTCTACAAACTCGATTAAGGAATTGTCGACTCCGCTGATTGAAAGAGAGCCTCCGCTTCCGTAAGCATCCGGTCTTGAATAGGTGAATGAAGCTGCAGTGTAGGTCACCCCGTCATAAGTCACATCTTCATTATTATTTACAAGACAAATCGGGTTAGTATCCGATGATGATAAACTCAATTTAATTAAATAAGGAAGTGCGAATTTTCCGCCGGAAAAAAGCGCATTAAATAAAGCCTCGTCAGTCATTTACACCTCTTCTATCATCATATTAAGAATAAGGCGGCGCTGGTCTGTATCTTCAGGAGTCGGAACTTCCTGGAAGCGATAAGTCCCGCTGCCTAAAGCAGAACAAGTAAAATGCCCCGTACAGCCTCCAAGAGTGTCCGTGAACCAGGACCAGAAGGTATCAGCTTCAGTGCCAAGTCTATCAAGCTTCAAGGAACATGAATAAACCCACTTATAAGCCGTATTTTTCAAATAGGCAACAGTGCGCCCTCCGTCGAACTGAGTTGTCACAGAATTATCTGCCGGCGAGCCTTTACACTTGAAAAACTTTGAATTAACACCACTAGGCCAGCTTACTGTTGTCATAGAACCCTTCCTCCTGCAGCAAGATTTTGAGCGGCACTCAATGAGCCGTTGTATCGTCCGCCTGCCATTGATGAGTTTACCTGGTTGTCAATGTAGACTTTGAGCAAATTGCCGTCCATTGCAGTTTTCACTTTTGAATTGTTGTTGTTAATTATCTGAACATTCATCTGTGAAGCACCGCTTGACTTGTTGCCGTTAGCAAGCTTCCACAATTGCGCCTGTTGTGCGGCGTTTAAAATCATTTCGCCCGTGCGTGCGTGTACATAAGTATTGTCGCTTCCCATGCTTGCGCCGCTAATTCCTCCAACGACACCGCCCGTCGCGAAGCTTGGAGCCTTCGGCTTATTTGCTGCGATGGTTGAAATCTGAACCGCACCGGCAGCCGCAGTCATAGCCGCAAAGATTGCAGCAAGAGGCATAGGATAAGAAGATAAGGACGATGTGACACCCATGGCAACATTGGCAGCGGCACTCAAAAGATTAGCGTAATAGTTCCAGAGGTCAACCTTGTACTGTTCTCTTGCTGCCTTCTTGTTTGCCTCGCCTTTTTTCTCGCAGTATTCCTCATAAGAGATAAGTCCGTCCGTGTAGAGCTTTCCGGCGTTTGCCAGTTCCTGGTTCTGCTGGTCCTCAACAGCCTTTGCCGTAATTTCTGTAATTCCGGTGACAATGTCAGAAAAGCTTGTAACCAAAGAAGAGATGGTGGATGTAACTTTTCGAACGCTTTCAAGAGTTTTCGCACTCTCTTCCTCTGCTTCTTTTTTAACCACTTTCTGCCTTAAGTCTGACAATTCCTCGAACTTCTTAGTGTAAGCCGCCCAGGCATCAGAGTTCTCATCAACAAGCTTTCTCTGTGCATCAAGATTGGCAAGCGTTGCATCTATCTGTTCTGAAAGCTTTCCGCCGCCGCTTCCTATTCCAAGGTATTCCTTGGAATAGGAAACCATCTGTTCAGCTTCTTCAAGCCCTAAAAGGTCAGCCTTAGCCCCGTACAGCTCTTTATATAATCTGAGCTGTTCTTCAAGAGCCGGGATGTAATCATTCTGTACCTGCCAGTTGTCCCAGTTTACTCCGTTTTCCTTTTCAACAAGTTCAAGGATGCCTTTCTGCATCAGCTGGATACGGCCTTTCATTTCCTCTTCTTTGGAAATTTCAACGCCTAATTCTCGCTGTCTCTGCACCTGAGTATCATAATCTGTAAGCGATTTTTCATAAGCTAATTTATCTGCTGCAGCATCATTTTCAAGCTTTGCGGCGGCAGCCGCTTTCTCTGCTGCCTTACTCTTGCCTTCTGCAATGGCAGCTTCCATCTTAGCAATTTCTTCGTCCTTTGCAACGATTTGCTGTAAAGTTGAAAGATGGATGCGCTCCTGTCTTATCTGCGCTTCCAAGTTTTTGATTGTAACTTCCGCGCCCTTCTGAAGCATCTCAGCAGATACACCCGGCATCCCCTTAAGCTTTGCCTTTACATATTCCGGATCCGTGAGGATGCGCTTCTGCTCTGCAATCGAAGCATTCATCTCTTCGATGACCTGCTGAGAGCGCGAAAGCTCTTTTAAGTGTTCTTCTGCAGTAGTAGCTTCTCCGCTCTCTCTTTTAGCCTGAATTTTAGCGGCTTCTTCTGCAGCTTCCTTGTACTCTCTTGCTGCCTTTTCAGAGCTGGCCCAGTTTGAAATAAGGTTTGTGAAAAACTTACGGACCGGAGCAGCAGCCTTTTCAAAAGAGGCTCCAAACTCCTCTTTTAAGTCTCCAACGGCATTCTTAAGCTGTTCTGAACTTCCGGTTGCTTCTGCTGTCTCCTGAGCCATTCCCTTGAACTTAGCAGCCACGATGTCAACTGCCTTGCCGTTCTGAAGCTCTTCTTTAGTAAGTGTTTTCAGTCCGTCAATCTGATTGCCAAGCAAGCCGACACTGCCGGAATAAGTCTTATTAAGGGCTGTTACAGCAGAGTCAAGTGACATCATTCCGGAGGCCGACACATCAAGAGCCGCGCTCATAATATGCTGGATCTCTTCCTGACTTCTTCCGGCGCTTGCAAGCTGTGCCATCATCGGCAGAAGCTGTTCGTCACCTACAGTAGAGATTGACTGAAGTTCAGAAGCAAAATTCTTTAATTCCTTAACTGACTGAGAATTTAAAAGCGGATTGTTTTTTGCTGCAATTTCAAGCTGTTTTTCAGCCTTTGCCTGCACGCGGTATAGCTCTGTAGTTTCTTTTATGGCGGCATTAACAGCCTTAATCGCCTGGAAAACTGCCTTTGCGGAATAAGTTACGGCTGCAAAGCTTTGGGAAAATTTAGTTATGGAGCTTTTTTTGACCTGTTTATTTAATTGATTAAGCTGGGAGGTGACCTTATCAAGTCCGGACTGTGCCTCCTTGACATCTGCTCCGATTTTTATGGTTGCTTTTTTGTTGCTCAATTTTTTAAGCCCCTATATAGAAAAGTTCTTAAAAATATAGTCTACGAAAAAAGCTTATTGAAATTGTCAAAGTCCTCTTTTTCTTCTTCATTCATTTCTGCCGGAAGCGCCCAGGCCCGCTTCAGGTTCTTCATTGACTGTTCATAAGAGGTCTTATCATTAGGGTCAAAACCACGATAACCGGTGATGTCATTGAAACGAGTACCAATAACACCATCAAATAAAGCGAGGAATTTCCACCAGTGCAGGTCAGTGTCTATAAGGTCAATTTTATAAACCTGGTAGAATGCAGCATAAATAAGGTCTGCATCTATCATGTAATCGAAAACACGCTCAGAGGTCTCTCCTGAGCTTATAGGGAGTATTCTTTTTGGAGAGTAAAAATCAAGAAGAGCCTCAACCCCGGCAACCTTTTCAAGTGGTTTTTTTGTGGTAAAAAGAAAATCAATGTCAGAAGGCTGGAAGTCCTTCTTTTTTAAGATCTTGTCGAGGTTGAGGTAATAACGATAATCAGTGTGAATTGGATAAAGAATGCCGCCAACCTCTACAGCTGACGGCATCTTCTTCTTGGTGAGGTCAAGCATTACTATTCAGTGTATTCACCTTCAGTGAAAGCTGGCACACCGTTTGTTACAGTCACATAGCCTACAGCTGTAGTTCCGCCGAAAAGAACATCGAAGCTCAAAGTCTGGTCAACGCTGTTGAGGTCGTTAACAGAAATTACGCAGGATGCCTTCTGAGCCTTGAACACAACATGAGTGTCAGCTGTGTCGAGTGGTTCCTGGAAGTAAACCATAAGAATTTCACTCTTTGCTTCTGAGCCGGTCTTGAGGTTGTAGAACTTATCAAAGATAAATTCATAATCAGGTTCACCCTTGTGCATCACAAGAGGAGTGTTGAAGCTTGGTGCGTACTTCATCAGCTCTGTTGTCGGGCTCTCGTCACAGATGTAGTCATATTCTTCTGTCTGAGGGTTCATCTGCAAGTCAAAGGATGCAGTCTTGCAGATCCGTGTCCAGGTCGGACTGGCTGTATTAACAAGTCCGTCTGTACCGACTGCACTGTTCAAAAACGGTGCAATCTTATGCTTTTTAACAATTGTTCCCATATTTATACTCCTTTGTCTGGTACAATTAAATTTCTTCCGTCGTAAATATAGTCAAAGATATCTCCACGATACAGCACTGTTTTTCAACCGCTCCGGCATCGTAGAAAAATCTTCTTTCGCCAATCTCAATATCTTCTACCTGAGCATCAAAGTCAGGATTGTTAAAAAGTGCCCGTCTGAACGCTGAAGCGTAGCGGCACATTCTTTTGACGAGTGTTTCATAAACTGCATTTCTTACAAGGAAAGCAACCGTAAACTGATGCGAGGCATTAGCTCCGTTAATATAGCCGTCGTCCTCTGTCTCTTCTTCAGGAAGGATTGCACAAACAACATTCTGCGCATTTTTCTGTAAGTCTACCGCCCCGAAAACGATATTTTTATCCGCAAAAGAAGGCAGCTCTACAGAACTGTCCTCAAAGTCAGGAAGCACCTCATTCACATCATCGAGAATGAATGCCTTTATCAAATTAAACAACTCTTCCACGAACTACCCCCAGTATTTGTTTAATTCTTTATTTATGAGAGCTTCAACATCGCTCTTGTATTTGTCTGAATTAACATAGGCATCACCCTTTTCGATAAAGTGTCTGCCCGTAATCCGCACGCTTTTCACTTTCCGCCAGCCATCTTTCGTTTTAAAAATAAGATACGAGCCCTTAGCGTTAATCACGGCCCCGTAATTCAAAGTAGTTATAACCGGAAGAATTAAACTTCCGCCGCCCTGTATAGGACGGGGATAGACGGAGACCGTCTGTCCGTTCTTCTTCACGGTCGATTTGAAAGCTGAGCGCAGATTGTGCTCATACTTTCCGGCAAGAATAGAATTAGCCTTTGCCTTTACGCTTCCGCGCAGTGCCTTGTTCACCTCTCCTGCAGTATTCCGCCCGATAAGGCGCAAAACTGACTTTTGAATAGAAGGGATACTTCTTGAAGTTCCGGCAAGTGCCTCCTGAACTTCTTCAAGGTCTGCGCTTATGTTCAGGAATGACTCGCTCATACAAGTTCCCGCTTATACATTGCAAGCTGCTTCAGGAAGCGGTCTGCAGTAAAATTGTTGAACACCCTTGAACCGTTGTCTGCAAAGCTTGTAGAGCTTACCGCAAGATTGCCTCCGGAACTCTCCCAGATAAGTGAAGCGAGCTGCAGTGCTGTGATTTTAATTACTTCTGGAAAGTTTGAGTCCGTGTATCCTGCAGTATATTCAACTTCATAGACCGAACCTTTAGTGAATGGAGAAAAATCCACCATTCTTATATAAGGCCGGTCCGCCTTGTATTCGTACAATGTCACATCAGTCTCTTCTCCGTCAACAGTTACAGCAGTAAGGGCAGTAATCGGCATGGCTTCAAGTTCGAGAAGCTCCCCTCCGTCACTTAAAATCTTTGAGGTATAGTCCTGGCTTTCAGGATCATAATTTAAATACTTCTTGATTTCCTGTTCTGCAGCCCGGCAATACGAGTTGAGTAACGCAAGATTTTCTTCCGTTTCATCAATTACTTTGTTTTGGAAGAGTAAAAGGTCTGATGATGTTATGTACGACATTTGTTTTCCCCTTAAAATGGAATTTCTTCTGCAAATCCGCCTGAAATTAAAGCGGAAGCAAGAGAAGCTTCAAGCTTGTAGCACTCGCCCCTGCTCAGTACGCCATAAGAACCGCATTGAGTCGCAGTCATTTTCACGGCAATTTCTTTTGATTTTGCCTTAGTAACCGGCTTTTCTTCTGTGGCCTTTGTTTCTGCCGGTTTTGTTGTTTTCTTTTCTGCCATTTTCTACTCCTTATTATAAAAAAGGCGGGGAGCACCCGGAGGCATCACCCCGCCCTATATCAGTTCTTCAGGAACTTACGAAGCCTTTACTTTAAGGCGAGCGAATGCTTCAGCAAGAACTGGAGCACCGTCAGCGTAAGCAAGAGCTTTGAAGCCTTTCTGATTTTTAAGGCTGAAGAGTTCGTAGAGGTTCTGAACTTCAACGCCGTCGAAGTAAGCCCACCAGTAGTAGCTGAAGTCACCGATTACAGCAACATAAGTGCCGCCGGTTGTCAAAGCTGTTGGAGCGTAAGCGCTTTCAATTACTGGCACACCAAGGAGGCGGTCAGGTTCTGAAGCTGTAAGACCTGGGCGCCAGATGTACTGATCGTCCTTGTCTTTTAAGAGCAAACAGGCTGTGAGCATTTCTGTAGACATTACCCATTTTGCGTTGCGGCGGTAGCCCGGCTTCAGTTTCATCTTTGTGTTGATGAGGTCATCAGCGCTGATTGTCAAAGCTGTAGCAGTTTCAACATCGCGTGAAGTTGTAACTCCAGAGTCTGAAGCAACAAATACACCGAGAGGCTGGCTTGAGCCGGTTCCGGCAACAATACCCTTTTCAAAGGCCTGCATCATCTTTTCCTGGAGCTTGTTCTTGATAAGGCTTTCAACTGGGATTGCAGAAGCCT